CACTTATTAACAGGATTGATGTCATCAATACTGGTGCCGGCCTTTATGCCGCGGGATCTGAAATCATCGTTCTTGGTCATGATTGATTAGTGTATGAACGTCGCAAGGTATAGATTTTACGACGTTCGATGTTTACTCAACATCAGAGGTGGACACAGGCCGAAAGTGGGTTGATGGCCGTACTATTTACAGAAAAGTGCTTCGTGGCACCGTTAATATTGCAACCGGAACGGTGAATGTGGCGCATGGTATTTCGGGTCTTACAACTGCATGGGAACTGATTCGATTTTCACAAGCAATAAAGCTTGCTTCAGCCACAAACACAAATGGTCAAAACACTATCATTCACCGCGAACCCGGAGGCTCACAAAACTGGGCGTGGTTTGCTGACATGGATCAGGTTCAAATGCAGATCGCAGCTTCATACCCGTGGGGCAATTCATGGTATACGGTCGTTGTTGAATACGTTAAATAATTTAGTACGCAACCGGCTTAAATATAATGAATCCTGAGCCGCTATTTGCAAGCCCTGAAGAGGTGTTTGCACGAAGATCGAACGTAACTGTCGTTCCCGGAGTTACAGCAAGTCTTCCAATGAGCGCAGCTGTCGCGCCATTGTATGTGGTGTTCTGTGTCGTGACGGCCGCAGCAGTACTCACAAGCGTTGTCATATTTTTTATATACACGTTATTGTCGTGCTGCAAGTTGTCTTGATTGCTGATTCTCACCGCACCATATATCTCAACAAAGTTGCAGCCGGCCGGAACTACAACCGCTTTTGTCCCGAGTGATGTGTCTGTGGTGCCGAAGTTTCCGCCGGCCCAACCTGTCCACGTTACAACCGGCGGGAACGTCGTAAAATCTATACTTTGCGACGTTGGGTCCATAGTGAACACATAATTTATATGTTACAATGAGGACGCAGCACCCCACGCGAATGACGATTCCAGTGGGGCTTTTTGTTTGAAAGACCACTCCCCCGCCGGCTTTTTCGCGGATCTGCGCAAAAAATGCCAAAATACACGTCACCCCTGTTAAGACCACTCCCCTACCCTACCGAAACGCCCGAAAAAAGGGCTTTTTGTTTGATTTCGTGTGTTTTTGAGTGAGTGGGGGAGAGGGGAGGGGAGTGATGATTGCATGGGTGGTATAATAGAATAGTAAAGACATAAGGAGGAGAATCATGAGCGAAACAGAACAACAAGATCTTCCGGTTTCTGATGACATTTTTGTGGCACCAGACAACACGAAAGAGCCGACTGAGGAGGAATCAAAATAATGGCATTCCGTCAAAAATATTTACCAAACATTGGCATTGCCGCGGTCCGCGGTTGGTGCTTAAAATACATTGATGACGCGGGAAGCGCGCCGACTCGCAGGGCCACAGCACAGCTCGCGTCTGACGCAGAAAAATCGGCCGGACGTTTGCGCGGCGATGACTTGCCTGTTGGCGTTTGGGTGGTCCTATTCTACGCACTGACGCGTGGAGCTTATGCCGGACTTGGACATGTTCAGTTCGCACGAAAGAATGCTGATGGCAGCGTTGAGATTCATGACAGTGAAGTTCACGCCGGAGCGCGCGCGCCGTACACTAGCATTGCGCAAGTGCTTGCATGGTTCGGTCCATCAACCGGAATCACCTATTCAGGTTGGTCAACACAATGTGATGGCCGCGAATATGCTGAAGAGTATGCGCCGGTTGTTGCTTCAAACGATGTGATTGCTGATCAAGTGATCGCAGGTGCTTGGGGAACTGGTGACGATCGCAAGGCTCGTCTCGCGGCTGCCGGTTACGACTACACCGCGATTCAAGCGATTGTGAATCAAAAACTTGGTGGCGCAAAACCATCATTGCTTCCAAACGATCAAATTGCTGCGCAAGTTATTGCCGGTGCATGGGGCGTGGGTGATGATCGAAAAGCTCGACTTGCTGCGGCGGGTTATGACGCGGCGGCTGTTCAGGCTGAAGTGAATGCGCAAATGGGCCACAACGCAGCAACAAAGTCGAATGATCAAATTGCAAACGAAGTGATCGCACAGCAATGGGGTAAGGGTCAAGAACGAAAAGACCGTCTCGCGGCTGCCGGTTACGACTACACTGCGATTCAAGCACTCGTGAATCAGAAGCTCGGATTCTAGCATGGACGCTGTGATCACCATCATTGGAGTGTTCCTGAGTGATTTGTTCGCAGTGAATTGGGCCGGATTGATCGGTGCCGCTATTGCAAGCGGTGCCGGCCTCACGGTCGTCACGCAGCTTCTCAAGGTCCAATGGATCAAGGTTCCGGCAAAGAATAATCCACGGCTCGTGTCATTTGCATTGGCGCTTGTCGTTGGTATTATCAGCGCGATCGCTTCCGGACTGGTCCTGAGTTCAATCACCACATTGATCGTCTTCACTATCATCGCATTCATCGTCAGTGGACTCACCTATGACGCAGTGAAAGGCCTTGTGGCGGAAGCCAAAAGCGAAGATTCAAAATAGATTGATCATCTGATACAATGATCGTGTAGGGAAGAAAGCCCCCTACAGTAGAAAAAGGGACACTCTGCGAGGGTCCCTTTTTCGTGTATCATTATATTATGGCAAAAAACGTGACACCGCTTGAGCATGAAGAACAAGTGAAAGTGATTGAATGGCTGAAGACCGAAAACGATTTGGCAGCATTATTCAAAACGCGCGGACTCGATCCAATCATGTTCAGCGCGATCGCAAATGGACATTATCAGCCGTCAATCAAGCAACAGAACTCACTCAAGGCGGAGGGCATGAACTCCGGAGTGCCTGATTTGCTCATTATCGTGCCGCAGAATCGTTGCAAGCTCGGCAAAGCATTGATGTTATGGATCGAAATGAAAAGGCTTCAGGGAGCTTCTGTGAGTGCCTCACAGCATGAATGGATTACTGCGATCAATACAGTGTCCGGCGATAAAGGCGATGTGGGCGCATTTATTTGTTATGGCCATAAAGAGGCGATCAATTTATTGAAAGATTTTGTGATTAAATTATGATATTATTTATTGAGAAGCAGATTGCTTCCCCTGTCAGAGAGGACAAAATTATATGATCAGCCATGAGCGATCGGGCCTCATCAGACCAAGGGGGTGATCTGTATCTCGCGTCCACTGCGTCAGTGTGGTCCCTGTTTTCCTTAGGGTGGAAACGTGCTGATCCCACACGCTAAAGGGATCTTTTCTTGTGGTCAGACTTGACAGAAAAGCCATTGTGTGCTAATATAATTAAGTAACAAACAAGGAAACAAAAACATTATGGAAAATTTCAAAATCTACCGATCAAACAAATACGATGTCAAAGAGAACCTCAAAATGAAGATCCGAAACGAATTGCCATCAATCATAAGCAAAATTGACAATTTCTTTGAAAATCATTAAGATGAAACCATTGCTCGCACGACAAATCTCACACACTTAAAAAGCCGCACTGCCACGCGGCTTTTTTATTTGGAAGTTTTCCACCGGTCCTGTGGATTGCATGTGCATAAACACTTCCCTTTCGTTCAGAGATTGGACACTCAATGTCTCAAAATTGGACACTCAATGTCCAGAAATTACACGTTTAACAGTGACTAGAACAGTATTTTAGAAAAGCACTTTAGAATTCAATAAATTGAATTGGCTACGCGTGAAAATTTTTGGGTTGTTGAATTAAATTTCATTATGCTACAATAAGGACATCAGCCGATTCATCAATCAGCCGATAAACTACAAAAACATTGTTTGAGGGGTTGAACATTCTTCGTTTCCTGTTGTATAATAAAGGAGATGAATCGGACGGCCCCCTCAAAAAAGGGGGCTTTCTTTATGCAAAAAATCGGTGGAGTGAAAAGACGATCGGGAACCGTTATATTTGACGATCTCGCATTCAAACTCACACCATCGGAAAGAATAATCTTTGGAATAATTCACCGCTTCTCAGGCTATAAGCTCGGAGAATGTCGATTGAAACCGGCAGCGATCCAAAAGCTTGCCGGCGTGTCACGATCAACCGTCTATAATGCAACAAAGCACCTGATGGATCTCGGAATGGTGAAAGTGGTCCGGCACCGGAAAGCAAACGGCGCTTATTTCCGCGCACTCAAGGTGATCCGCGAAAACCTCGATGGAATGGCCAAAATGACCGGTGAGGAAATCGAATCAATCGAAACAAAAGTGATCGACAACGGCCGCGCAGCATTCATGGCAGCGCCGCAGATATTCATTGATCCTGATTATGCAGAACACGAAGCAATGAGCGAACTTGCTGAAGCGATTCCACAAGACGCAATTGACGTACTGAATGATTTTGGAGACAACGGTGTGAACGCATTATTGGAATATTGGTTGCAGGAAATGAAAACACCGATCACCAACCGCGTAAAAGCCAACCGGCGCGCAGCGTGGAACCTGTTGAAAAAGCATGGTCAATATACGCTTCGACAAGCGGTCCAGTTCGCGGCCCTTGCGCAGTTCAATGAATACGCGCCATCAATTTCCGACTACGTTGATTTACAATCGAAGTGGGGTCCACTGCATATGTGGGCGCAGAAACGCGCTCATGCGAAACTCATGGAACGATTTGAGGAAATGAGCATTGAGGATCGCGTTGAATTCAAAAAAGCGAATCCGGAATTGGCGCAAATAATATCACAGAAAAGGAAAGCAATATGACAAAGCGAAGCGAATTCAAGAAACAGATCAAGAACATTCAAAAGACGTTCACTGACGCAAGTGATGAGCAGATTGAAACCACTGCAACACATTTGATCGGTGTGGTTGATAAATACGTTGCTGAATCAGCACAAAAGAATTTTGACAACGGATTCACTGCCGGCAATCACCACGGCCAACAATCAGCACTTGCGGCGTTCGCTGCGGTCCTGAAATCAAATGGCGGCACGTTGACTGTTACCGCTGAAGACACTGAGGAAATCGGCAAAGCGCAGCACGAAGTCAACGCGGTCCGGAACAAAGATGGCACCATGACTTATACATTAAAAGTTGCAGTTGCGGAAGAATCGAAGTGAAAACGATCGTCACATTTGCGGTCCTGATCATTGCGATCTCTGCACTGTCATTGATGTCGATCACCATGCTCGAAGTCTCAACACGTCAAATGTGTGGGGAAGTGAAGTTGCAAGATTATGTGTCGCGTTCGCCTGATACGCCGGCAAAGTGTTTACAACGATGGCAGAAAGGAGAACTTTAAAAATGAGCGCACAAACTGACAAAGCTGCGAACTACATCACTATTGCAATTTTGGTTGTGATTTTGTTGGTGATCATCGCTGCCGCTGCACGATTCGTGTGGTGGTTGTTCACTGGAAAATAATTGAATCTATAAGGAGAAAAAAATTGTGGAACACCCGAAAAAAGTGATCAGAATGGCCCTCGATGATTATGTTATGGGGTTGTCCGGTGTCGTATCTGAAACTATTATTGGTCAAATAAAAGACGAACTGATTCAGAAAAAAATGCTGCCGAATCTACTCAAAGACGATAAGAAACACGTTGCATATGACAAAAATAATGCACGTTTGCATGTGTTCATTGTTGATCCAAAGCACCCGATCACCGTGATTCGGACTGAAACAGAGGATCTATAATGGCAAGCGTTGGCGAAGCGATTCTTGATGAACTGAAGCGAAATCGTGAATTGCTTGAGCTGTACACATCAGAGCAATACAAAGAGGTGGGCGCATTTGCTGCGGCAATCATTCGCAACGATATTGAAGTTGCTGAAAAGGCCCTCGCGGAAAATGACATAGTTCAAATATTATCATCATATGAAAAGCTGAAAGGCAATCAATAATTATGAAAAAACCAAAAATCAGCCTCACCGTGAAGCAAGGTGACAAAGTGACGAAGATCGCTGATGACATCAATAATCTTTCACCTGAGGCGCGTGAAATCGCTGTGGGTATCGTTGACACGTTGGCCGAAGCTGCCGGCGGTCCTGACATCTTTCAATGGGCCAATCAAGCAGACGGCGCGAAGCAGGAATTGACAGTTGATCTATTTTTCTTTACGAAAAACTACACCGCGTATGCACTCAAAAGTGCAGAGTCACTCGATCCATATATAAAATCATTGTTCCTATATTCACCGATCAATGACATTTTGCTTGGTGCCGGCACCGGAATGATGGTCCGTGAAATTCATAATCAAACGAATGATGACAATGTGATCGACTTCGTCGATCTTGAAGCTGTTCCGAACGCTCAGGCGGTCATTGAACAAATTGCATATGGTGAAGATCAAATCGAATTGTTCGATGAGAACGAACACTCCCTCAAAAATATGAAAGGCATTGTCGCGAAATTCTATTTGCAGCGAACGAAACAATCATTTTATATGGTGAAGCAATTGCAGCAATCAACGGTCCTTGAGGGTCCGACTGCATGGGCCATCACAAAAGGTGAAGCTCTGATGAGTTCTTTGATCACAATGAAAGTTCCGGCCGACAATCAAGTGCTGATCACTGACGATCGCATATTTGCATTCAACGTGAAGAAACTCACCGCAATGTTTGGCTTTGACGCGAAACGAAAAGCGAAGCTTGCCGGCGTGATTGCGGACATCGAAAAGAATTTCAAACTGAGTTTCCCTGATGGCCTCACACTTGAAGCAATTGCGAAAAACAATGTGCAGCTCACCGACAAGCTTCTCCGGTCCAATCCGGCAGCCGTCACACAAAATGGGGTTATCGAACAGGCCGACCGCTTCCAATTGGCCCTCATGACTGACGATGATGGTGCAATCATTATCATGGACGGCCGTGACGCAATAATGTTTGCAAACCTGATCAATGACGATTATGTTGATTCCGACATGACCGGCGTTCACTATTTGGCCGTGAAGAAAAAAGAAGTCTTCCCGACCGAAGATCAACAAATGAATTTGGGAGCATAGTCATGAAAGAACGATTGCCAAAAGAAATCATCGAAATAAAAGAAGCTGAAGCAATTTGGAAAAATACTCGTCTTTGGGAAAAGAATATTGGCGCTGCCGGTTGGATCGTGTATGCACTGTCAATCGGGCTTTGGATGTTCCGTGATTTTGAAACAGCGTCACCGGCATTCTTATTTGCTTTTGCGCTGATCATTGCGAATATTGTGATCGGCCGCAAGGCGCACAAGCAAGCACGTCACATGATGAGTTTAATATCTCGATACCAACGCAAAGCAGCAATGCCATTTTATGAACGGCTTGTTGATATGTTTGAGTATGACAAAAATGTTCAACTGACTATTGGCGAAGACGGAACCATCAACGTGAAAGTCCGAAAAGAAGAGGAATCAAAGTGAGCGATTTGAAAACCGAAATAACTATTGAAGATGTGCTTGGCCCACGGCCCTCACATTATCATGGTGGTGAGGGTGATCGTGGCTGTTTCGCTGTGTGTCCTGTTTGGAATTATGATCAACAGGTCCGGAAGCTTCAAGCGTTTGAAGCTGAGAAAGTTGTTGATTGGCTCGTGTGGTCACTTGGTGGCGCAACTGAAGAGGGTGCAATCTCGATCAATAAAATGATTGATGAGTTCACAGCGAAAAGGGCAAAATCCTTGTCATGATCACCGGCGTTGCATGGATCTACGTCTTTTATAGAGGAGAGGAAGTTCAATTCGTTGGCGATCTCGAAGAGTCCATTGCACATTTCGGAATGACAAAGCAACACATTACATGGCTCGCAACAGGAGTTGCGCGCCGGCGCGCTGAGGAGAATCCGGACAGCCGCCGACTATATGCCGAAAAAGTCAATCCGGATTCAGAGGAGTGATCATGAACAGTGAGGTGGAGGCTGCGGAACGAAAAAAGTTGGTTGGGTATTGTGAGAACTGCGAACACTATACAAAATATATTGTTGGCGTAAATCCTGAAGTGTGTGAAGTCTGCGGCGGAAAGTTCAGCACTCAGCACGGCCATCAGATCACAACACAGCGAACATTCAACGTGAGTAAAACTGCGAAAAAGGGGAAATCTAAAAATGCCGGCGCGTGACACAAGTAAGGATTCATATAAGCAATTGACCGATCTTGGAAACAAGCAACGTGACGTTTATGACGCACTGAAGACGCTCGGTTATGCGACAGACCGTGAGATCACCAATCACCTTGAATGGACGATTGACCGCGTGTTGCCGCGCCGTGGTGAGCTTGTGGAGTATGGATTCATTGTGAAGCATGGTGAAAAGTGGAATCCGATCACGAAACGAAACGTGACTGTTTGGACAACCAATGATCCAATGGCGCAAAGGGCCGTGGAAAAAGTGGCAGGAAAATCAACACATACAGAGGAGAGAAAATCAGTGAACAAATTTTCACTAAGACTCAGGAGCGGAAAGCAATTCATCATCAGTGGCGAAATGCGAGATGAGATCATGGAGGCAATCGCTGCGAAGAAAACCGGCAGCCAAACGATCACCATTGCAAATCAGGTGTTCACTTTATCAAATATAGCATTGCCTATGGTTGAGCTGACAGGCGGCGCGCCGGCCGGTCCTATTGAAAAAGAAGACACTCGCGAATTGCTGTTGGTGATCAAAGATGGATTATGGATTGAAACAAACGAATCAGAGAGAGTGCTGCGCAAAGCACGAACAATCTTCCGGACACGGAAAGTTGGCGTGAAATCAGGCGCGATCCATTCAGATTTAATGACAACGTATGATGGGATTTATGAATCCGTGAAAGACATGAGGGGAATTGAATAATGATCACAAGTATCACATTCACAGTCGAAGAGCTTGAGCGAATGCTTGGAAACGCAAAGGCCGGCGGATCAGTCGAAGTCGTATTCACTATTGAGAAAGAATTGGTGTTGCGATGAACAAAACAAAAACAATCATCAGGGTCAAATTGTTGATCAAGAATGCTCGCCGCGCACTCAATGAATTGGAACGTGAGTTGCAGGGTATAATCGAATCAGAGGAAAAGCATGACTGATAAAGAATTCGATAAACAGAAAGCAAGGGTCCAAAAATACATTGATAAGTGGTTCACCACGCTTGGCATGGGTTGGTTCACAATAGATTTTGAATGGACGCGTGAGACTGATGGCGGCACCGCCGGCCGCACAACAAGCCAATGGCAATATCGCAGTGCAACAATCACATTCTTTTTGTCGATCCTTGCGGAGCATGATGATGATACGGTTGAGCGCACTGTTGTTCACGAAATGGCTCACGTTTTATTATCTGGAATCGCTCAAAATATGATTCATGACGATGAGACACTTTCAAATCAAGTAAACGAATATACAACTGAAACCGTCACAGCTGCGCTCATGTGGGCGCGATTGGCCGGTGAAGATCAACTCAAGAAAAGGAAAACGAAATGAAATTTTTATATAAACTCGAAAAGTTCTTTTTGGGAAACCCGATCAATTTGGTGGTCCTGACGATTCTCATTGGCGGCGCAATATTTTGCGCATTTATTCCACAAATAAAAGATTTGACCAACGCGATCAGTGAAGCGCAGAAACCAACGCCGATCCCTGTTATTATCGAAAAACCGGCCGAATCACCGGCACCGGCTGAAATTCAAGGCCCTGAGAGCGCGCCTGTTGAGTCCAAACCGGTCCAGACGTATCAGCAACCATCTCAATCAACCACCACCACAGCGCCGCAGCCGGAGGCAGATCAGGGCGGACATATTCCATTTACAAACAAGCCGGTGACTTCCGGTGATCCTCAAAGCTACGTTGACACGGTTGGTCAATGTCCGTTCTATGAAATGGCCGGTGAAAAAGGCTGTGTCCCTCCGGCTGATATTTCATGCAATTCAGACTGGACAATTTGCGAATATTTGGGACAATAGAATCAAGAAAGGCTTTCAATTTCTATGAAAAATTTATTATGTTTCCTTGGGCTTCACAAGTGGAGGGCAATTGCCGGCACTGAGAGCATGGAATGGCGTTCAAAGTACAATATTATTGAACACGCAAAAGGTGAGTGCGAACGCGGCTGCGGCGCAACCTCCGACATCAGCAGATCGGTTGACTATTGATGAAAAAATATAGAGTGATCGCCGGATCATCGTTGGACAGTTTGGAAGATCAAATCAATGACATTATGAATGCTGAGGGCCTCGAATTTATCGGCGGTGCAAGTGCTTCAAAGTTGAGTGACAATTCTATTTTGTTTATGCAGGGTATCACCTATGATGGCACTGATACGAAAGACGCACCTATTTCAAAAGAAGAATATATTGAAAAAACATTTATTCACGGAGTATATGAACATGATGGCCCGAACGATTGGAATGTGCTTCATATGTCTGATTGTGAGGGTGGAGAAAATTGTCGTTTGCTTAAATATATAACATCAGCCGCCGGAATTCTTGATGTCGAATTAAAAACAGGTTACGAATATACTGTCACCGAAGTCGATGGCAAGTTTCAGTTTGAAGAGAAAAAACTTGATTCGGAAGAGTCGTCAATTGGTGAGGAATCAGCATGATCAAGTTAGCGATCGCCATCACCACATTCAATCGAACTGATATTTTATATCGCGGCCTCGAAGAACAATTGAAATATATTCCAAAGACTGATTCGGTAAAAGCTGCGATTTTTATTGTTGACGATGGATCCACTGATCAGCCGGACATCACGAAGATCGCTGAAATGGTTGGTGACAAATGCGAACTTCAGGTCCATATTGCAAGTGAGAACAAGGGGATTGCAGCGGCCAAAAACAAGTGTCTCGAAATGGCAGATGATTGGGGAGCTGATCACATATTCTTATTTGACTCCGACACATGGCCACGCCGCAAAGGTTGGTTCATTCCCTACGTTGAAAGCCGTGAGCCGCACCTTATGTATATTTTCACAAAGTTTGCAGTTGAGGGCCGGAACGGTCACAACCTTTCTGATTGCAAAGAAATCTATCGTGACAGCGAAATCGTTGCATTCAATCACGTCCGCGGCTGTATGCTGTATCTTGATCGCAAGGTGCTTGATGTTGTTGGTGGATTTGATGTCCGGTATGGAAAGGCGATGTTTGAACACACAGATTATTCAAACCGGATCCACAACGCCGGACTCACAAGCTTTCGTGTCATGGACGTTCCGAATTCGCAAGGACTTATTTATTCAATGGACGAATTTCGCGAAACTCAAAGCTCGATCAGCGCACTCGATCGCCGCAATGGATTGATCAACAACCGGCCCTTGCATGCACAGAGTCTCACGTCAAAGGAGTTCTGCCGCTACAAAGAACAATGGTCCGGTGATCGTGACATCGTGCTTGCAAGCTATTTCACAAGCGGTCCAGACTTTCAACGCGACAATCGAACATGGTCCGCGGAGCTTGAAGCGATTGAGCCGCTGAAGAAATCCGTTGAGGATCGTGAAATCGAATTTATATTGCTGCACGATTGCTTTGATCTGCCGAACAAAGTTGAATGCACTATGGACGTTTACATGAACAGATTCCTCAGGGCTTATGAATATTTGAGAGACAATGAAGACGTGCGCCGTGTGTTTATGGTGGACGCAACAGATGTGACGATGTTGAACAATCCTTTTGATCAAATGGAGATCGGCAAAATATACACCGGTGATGAACCGGCCAAACTGAGCATTCGTTGGATCCGTGAGCGCGCGCAGCAAGAGCCATTCCGAACATTCGTGATGTCGAATCTGAGTTTGCAACTGTTGAACGCCGGTATTATTGGCGGCAGCCGCGAAGACGTGATGATGTTGCTGCATGATATTTTGACCATGTATTCAGACGCTTTGATGAAAGGCAATGACATGGTGATCCTTAATTTCCTCATGCGCACTCGGTATGAACATAAATTGGTCCACGGTACAGGATTGGTGAACAACCGGTTCAAGTCATTTGAGCCAACAGAGGGAGGCACTGAATGGTTCAATCACAAGTAAATCCATCGCACAAACACTCAGGGTTGGTGAAGCGTCTTGAAAAAACGATCGCAAAAGAACTGTATGACGAAGATCCAATGGTCCTTACTAAAACTGAAATGCTCGATGTGAGAATTTTCACTCAAAAAGTCATGCTCGACTTCAATGAATATATTGATCGAAATTATACAAGGAACGAAGAATGATCCAATTAAGAGCGCATTGCGTCAGCTGCAACCGCAAACGCCTGATGAGATTCATCTATACATTGCAGCTGCCATTCAACCGGCAGCATGTGAAAGTCTGTTCCGATTGCTATAATAAATATATCAATAGAGCTACAATAATAGAGTCCGCTGAAGTGGACATTCAGGCGCAACCAAAATGAAAAATGGGGGGATTAAGATGGAGAACGCTGACATAGTTATTCCGGTCAAATGGGGTGAACACAACGAGGAACTGCGATATTGTTTGCGGTCCATCGAAAAGAATCTTCCACACCGAAATGTGGTGATCGCCGGTTATAAACCAAAGTGGGTGAAGAACGTGAAGTTCATATCTGTCGCAATGCTTGAGCAGAATAAATATAAGCGTGTCGCAAATAATATTTTGGCCGCAGCCAATTTCCCTGAGCTTTCAGATTGGTTCATTCTATTCAATGACGATATGTTTGTTGTTGAGCCGGTGAAATCAATCCAGACGGTCCACCGTGGAAAACTCGATCCAATGGCCCACATCTATGACAGCGCGCCATTGCAGCGCAAAAGCATGATCACCACGCTTGAAATATTGATCGCAGCAGGAATCAAAGACCCGATGAATTATGAGGTCCATTCACCAATGATGATCAACCGGCACGGATTATTGAATGTTGAAGTGATCCTCCGCACTATGTCTCAAAAGAGGGCTGTGTGGCAGCTGCGCAGCTTATATGGAAATTTGCACCACATCGCCGGTGAAGTGCGTCATGACGTAAAAATTGCGGACAATGCTTCATTTGAATACGCGGACGATTTCCCTTTCATTTCCACCACCGATCAATCTTTCAAACACGGTGAAGTGGGTGAGGTGATTCGCTCACGATTTATTGAGAAAAGTAAATATGAAAGGTAAATTATGAATCCACATCAAATTGTCATTATTGAAGATATACTGCGCGAAGTCGATCACGTCACATGGGATCGCTACACCACCGACATTGATGAAGTTATCGTGTATGGTTGGATTGAACGCGAACAAGATAAATATAAGGATTTCATTGTCGTCTCATTCAAGTTCGATCCTGACATGTTTGGCTATGAATACAGCTTCGTGACATCATCTGCAAAGTATTCAGAATACTTCCATATGGCGCTTGAGATGGACGGTGAACACGTTGATTGTTCACGAGTGGAAGACATGTTCAAGTCTTTGAATTCGGTCCATCTGGTATAATAGAAGCAATGGGAAAAACAATTTTTGTTGCCGATGGGGATCCACAAACCGTGTAGGCTTGTTGATCCAGAAAGGGGATTCAATGATTCACCATATTGACATCACCAAAATTGACACTCGAAAAAAAAGAGTGGCCGTGCAAATTGACCGTCCTGAATGGCAACAGTTCATTCTCACATGATAGAATAAAGGGGTGGGAGTCACGGCCCGCAAAAGCAAATTTTTTCTCCTTATAGAAACGGTTGCTTTTTGAATGACACGCCACTCGGCGTGTCTTTCTTATGCTATAATATGGCCATGAAAACAATTGCGCTTGAGTTCCGAAAAAAGGTGGCCACAGGCTTGAAAGATAGTCTGAATAATCCCACTTTCACGATCGGCGCATTTATCATCAATGATTGTCTTATCGCACCGGTCATTGAACCGGTTGACCGTATAGAAACAGCGGCACTCGATCGCAATCAAGCAATCGTGCGGATCCATCTTCCAAAGAACGACACGGCTGACGTTTCTGATTCTGAAGTTGAATATGGCGGCCAAACATGGAGAGTGATCGGAAAGCCGGTCCAATTCATGAATGAGAACACACCGACACAGTGGAATCGCTACGTCAGGGCGGAATCAATAAATGGCTAAGGCTGAAAACTTCTATTTGGAAATTGGCGGTGGTGCCGTTGTATTGCAGCAAATGGCAAAAGAAGTTGTTCACAACTCGGCCATGCAGATCGCACAGGCTGCAACTCGAATGTCAGGTGTTACCACCGGACACAAAGCGAACCTGAAAGTCACTGGATCAATTGATGGAATTGGCGGCAAGCCAAACGCGAAACGCTATGTTGCCTCAATCTATGCAGCCGATGAAGAAACTGAAGCACAACTCACACGCGGAAATTATATTGCAAAAGCTGTTGACGCAGGAAAGGTGTAAAATGAACAACATTGAAGAAAAGATCATTGCATGGTTGACCGCGAATGTTCCGGAGGATTGGCCGGTCAGCGGTGATGTTCCGGAAGACAAGCCGGACAAGTTCATTATTGTTGAGCGCACCGGTGGTGGTGTGGTATCTGAACGGCTTGAGCAGCCTGACATCACTATTCGTTTCTATAATAAAAAGAGTGCTGCGGAAGCTTCAAACTTGGCGATCGAAACGGACATCAAACTTCGCCGCGAAATCCCTCAGGTCCGAAACATCAGCAAAGTGCAGCGTCTCTCACTTGTCAGACTTGATGATCTCGTTATTAAATACCCGACATATCAGGCCTATTATTCATTTGTGCATTTGATATAATGCATGTGGTATAATATGGACATAGTAAAAACGGAGGGGAATATCAAATGAACAACGAAGCTTCAAATGTTTCAACTGGAAAGCCAAAAGTTGGCGGTGCCATTTTTGTCGCACCGGCCGGAACAGCTGTTCCAACTGACGCGACAACACCACTTGCCGGCGCATTCGTAAACTTGGGTTATGTGAGCGAAGACGGACTCACTAACACAGTTGCGACAGATACAAACGACATCAAGGCATGGGGTGGATCAACTGTTTTGACACAGCAAACCTCTTACAAAGAAACTTTCAGTTTCGGCCTGATCGAACAGCGCGAATCTGCGCTTGCACAATACTATGGTCCTGAGAACGTAGAAGTTGACGGCGATGGAAACATCACAGTTAAGCACAACGCAAACACGCTTCCTGAGCAGGTTGCAGTTGTTGAAACTGTTCTTGCTGACGGACGGATCCAACGAACCGTTATTCCAAAAGCGAAGATGTCTGACCGTTCTGGTGATGTCACACGAACTGATGGTGACGCGATCACTTATCCGATCGTTTGGGACACTTCACCTGACGCAAACGGTGACACTGCAATCGACTACATTGCAGCAACCGAAGAATCAGCTTAATCGAACCCCCACTCCGTGCAAATGGCCGCCCCTCTTTGGGGCGGCTTTATGTTACAATAAAACGGTAAAGTATAAGGAGAAAAATCGTGAATCCAGAGAATCAAAATCAAGCGCAGCAACCAACTCAACCACCTGTTCCACCGGTATCGGCAGAACTTGACGGTCAGCCAACAGCACAGATCGCACCGGCCCCACAAGCGCCGGCAGCAACGCCCCCCGAACCAAAGTCACTCGACATTAAATTTGAAGATGATCTGATCCTGACTGTTGCAGCAGACACCATCAATGACATGCGATTCCTCGAATTGTATGAAGAAATCATGGACAACCAATTGAAGCTTCCAAAGCTATTCAAGTTCATGTTTGGTCCTGAAGAATATGCTCGCATTTTCACATATTACGAATCACGCGGCCAAAAATTCACGATCACAAAAATGGGTCAAGTATTCGGGGATCTCGAAAAGGATCTCAACGCACGTCCTGATTTTTTAAGCTAATAAGTTTCAGGCTCGCATTGCGATCGTATCGTGATGAGCTTGAAGCTGACTTTCAGCAATATTATAATTTGGATCTGATCGACATGATGGAATCGCCGCGCGGAATGTTTCGCGCGGCCCGTCTCGCATTTCAAATGCCAAAAGAATCACGTTATGTTTCCAAACTGGATCCCTCAATTCAGTGGTCATGGCAAGATTCCTATTTGATGTTCATGAGTTATTCATTGCGACAACTCGTGTGGGTAAAGAGTAAAGATTCACAGCGGAAACCACCACGCAATGCGCCTGAGCTGATGGGTCCACAGTTTATTTTGAAAGCAATGAAAGACGCTGAGAAAAACACCAAACAGCTCGGATCACGAAAACACATTCCGGACGCACAGACAATGACTTCCGATGAGCTTGATCGAATACTTAAAAAGCCGCGTAAGAGCGTGAGCGTTTAATGGTATAATATAAGCAAAATAGGATTGAGGGTGAAATAGATGTCAGCAAATCTCGGAACAGCATGGATTCAAGTCAAACCGTCAATGGACGGTGTTCGTGGCTCGATCCTTTCCGGCCTCAAGGGAACAGGCTCGGACTTCGGAAATCAGATGGGATCCGAAGTTCAAAAGTCTACCGGAATGAATGCAGGAATGGCCGCAATTTGGGGCGCAGCAAGCGCCGTTGCATTCAAGGCAATTGACGCGATCGGAAGCAAGCTTCAGGCTTCTCTCGATGGCGCAATTCGCCGCGTTGACACATTGAACAACTCAAACCGAACTTTTGCCAACATGGGCTTTGACGCTGCCGCTTCAGCCACAGCCGTTGACTTACTCGAAAAATCAATCCGTGGACTTCCAACACCACTCGACTCAGCACTTCGCGGAATGACCGCGCTTGCTGCAACCTATTCAGACGTTGGCCTTGGTCAAAAAGTATTCACGGCCCTCAATGACGCAATCCTCGGATTTGGTGGAACAGCTGATCAAGTGGACAATGCCATCATGCAGCTGTCACAACTTCCAATGGACGGCCCACTTGACGCGCAAACATGGAACTCACTTCGTAACTCCGGAATCACACCGGTCCTTGTTGCTATGGCGAAAGAATCCGGAGTCAGTGTCGGAACATTAAAAGAGAATTTTGGATCCGGACAACTCAAGGTCCAAGACTTCGTGAATGAACTGATTAAGATGGATCAAGTTGGTGGCGGTGGATTGGTATCACTCGCAAACATTGCAAGGGATTCAACAAAGGGAATCGCGACATCAATGACGAACGCGCAGACTGCAACTTCTCGCGGAATCGCTGCAATTATCACGGCACTCGGAACGACCGGCATTGCTGACGCGATCTCAAAATCCGGCACCGCAATGGAAACGGCATTGAAGAGCATTGCAAGTGTGATCAAATTTGTCCAAGACAACGCGGACTTCGCAAAAGCTTCAGTGATTGGCCTCGCAACGGCGTTCACAGCAATCCTTATTCCGGCCGCACTCAAAGCCATTCCACCGATCAACTTATTGGGAACTTATATCGGATTGTTCGGACTGAAGCTTCAGGCAGTTGCGAAATTTGCATTCATTCCAACACTCATTGGTGCAATCGCTGCCGGAATTGCTTTCTTTGTTATTTCAGCCGGTGGAGTTGGTCCGGCCGGTGACAAACTTGTTGGAATCTTTGATCAGGTCACGACATTCGCACAAGGACTCATTGCGCAGCTTCCATCACTGATCACCGCACTGAGCGGATTCTTCACCACACAACTTCCGCAGATTTTCACAGGATTGATCGGAGCGATCGTTCAGGCCGCACCGGTTGTTTGGAATGGTATTAAGGCCCTTGTTGATGGAATTATCACCACGCTATATTCACAGGGTCCATCACTGATCAGCACATTTGTCACGTTGCTTGGAAACGTGGTTGATTTCATCACTTCAAACATCGGAAGATTTGCAACGATTGGAACAACAATCATCGTGCAGCTTCTCAACTCACTCACCGCAGCATTGCCATCACTGATCACTGCCGGTGTTCAAATCATCAATGACTTGGTGAACTCGATCGTTGCCGCACTGCCGGCAATCATTCAAGCAGGTGTGAACATCATCAATTTCCTTGTCACGGCAATCGTTGACAACCTCCCGAAGATTATTGCTTCCGCGGTCCTTATTCTCACGGCCCTCATTGCAGGGATCATTTCAGTATTGCCATCACTCATTGACGCAGCTTTGCAGATCATTCTCGCACTTGCAAATGCGCTTCTCGACAATCTGCCACAAATCATCACAGCTGCAATCGGCCTCGTCATGGCGCTTGTGACGGCCATTCTCAACAACTTGCCGGCAATCATTAAAGCAGCGGTCACATTGATCACATCGCTTGTCACAGGGCTTATTGGCGCACTTCCACAACTGATCACGGCCGCAGTTGCATTGATTTCAGGACTTGCGGGAGGATTGATCGCAAACTTGCCGCTTATTATCACCGCAGCGGTCACACTGGTCATTGCACTTGTCGGAGCATTGATTCAGGCAATTCCAATGCTCATCGGCGCAGCATTCCAACTGATTTTTGCGCTGATCGGAGCGATCATTCAACTCGTGCCGGCAATCATCGGCGCTGCCATTCAACTGATCGTTGCCTTGGTTGGCGGCCTAATTGGTGGAATTGGACAATTGCTTGTAGGTGCCGGAAAGATCGGCCTCGCATTATTGCAAGCACTTGGACAAATCAGCCTTGTGAATATTGGTATGGACTTGATCAAGGGATTATGGAATGGAATCAGCAACATGGCCGGTTGGATCGGTGACAAAATTAAGGGATTCGGTGATGGTATCGTCAAGGGCCTCAAAGACTTCTTTGGAATTCACTCACCATCACACCTCATGCGTGATGAAATTGGTGAGATGATCGGCCGCGGAACTGGTGTGGGTATCGCGAACAGCACGAAATATGCTGTCAAAGCCGCTGTGCAGCAATCTCAAGCCGTCATGGACGCATTCAGCTCAATGGCCGGTCCAACGCTCGGATTCAGCGCAAACAGCGATCTAGTGGCCGCAGGTGCCGGCGCAGGGTTCCAACAATTCAACATTACAAACCCTGATCCAAACCAAACAGCTGCCATCGTTGCCTCACGAATAAAACAAAACGGAGGAATCTAATGTCCAATCGTATTTCATCAGTAATTCTCACAAGCCTTGACCGTCCGGACATTGGCAGCATTTCATTTGCACTTTACACTTCCGGTCCTTACATTCTCGAAAGAATGGACGGTTGGAATGCGATCAGTGACATCAATACAAATGTCGATCCATTCCAATTCCGCAACGGAAGCAATGTCTCAGATCCGAATCAAATTGGCGGAAAGATCGTCATGTTCACTGTTCACATAAACGGAGACAATGAATCGGAAACGATCAAAACGGTCCGGAAGATAAACGGAATATTGCAAGGATCAATGCGTTTGAATGTGATTGATAATGGCATTGAGTCATATCTTGATCAAGTGAATATGATTCAAGGCAGTTACAAGCTCACGCGAGAGGCCCCTGAGCTTTACACACTTGAATTCGGTGTTGCTGCGGCTTCAGCATATACGATCAGAACACAAGTCTTTGAGCAGGTTCTTTCGGCCGCCGGCAGCGTCATTTCTGGTGGTATCATATACCCTACTTTCACGCCTTATGATGATTCTGTTTCATACCCTGATTATGTGAATGCTTATGACACAGTGACGCAGATCTATCAGCAAAAAATTGTCATTGATGGTTATGGTGACATCTTCCCTTATTTCAAGATTGTTGGAAATTTCTATCGCGCAACCATCACATACACATCATCAACCGGTGAGAAAAAGACAATCAAGATGAAATCACTCGGTGCAGTCGATACGAATTCATATCACGAATGGTGGGTGAACACCGAAACGCTTGAATATGGATTCACCACCCCGAACACATATGGATTGCCTGTTTTCGATGATACGCCTGTGATCGAACAAGCGGACTGGTTCATTTTGAATGTTGGTGAAAACATCATCAGCGTTACATTTGACGTAACAGGCGCAACCGGAACAGTCACAGCGAAGTGGCAAGAAAAGGACTTGTAGAATGGCCACTGCACCTGTCACACCTCCGGACACAACGTCAGCGGCTTCAGTTGGAAATTCAACCGGCGATCCTGTCATTGAACTCATTCGTGCTTATACGGCATTGACACCTTTCAATTTCCTCATGGAATTCAGATATTTGGGCTTTGAAAATTGGATTGAAAAAGTTGAGGGTGACACGGCCGTTGATATTTTAATTGATGAAGCAACCGCAAAAAAGCTGTTGGCTATTTACGGCGGATCATTTTCACTCATCATCAGTATGGTCAGCGCCTCACTTGTGAATCGCGTATTTGACGCGGCAAATGTTGGCACAAAGCAAACAATATCGAATTACATTTATGATTCATTCTATGTTCAAAAGATTTTGCCGATTGAGAACTCATCAAATTATCGGCTTGTTTGTGTCGGCGCAAAAGAATATCTCGCGCACCGGCTTGCGATTCCGGCCTCTCAAAACACAACCGATGGAACCGCTTCGGTCCCTGATGGATCCGTTGATACAATGCCGATTCCATCGACACAATATCTCGCGTACACCGGCAAATCATACAAAGGCATTATTGCCGCATTGATTGCGGAAACAGCTTTGCTTCAGGCAATGCCAATCGGCAACACTACGTTTGATCTGACCGGCACCAATCAAAGAACATATCTTTTGAAAGACTTCCGAACAATAAAAGAAGCGATCGACAACGTGATTGATGATCAGCTCGGAATTGATGTCACATTTGATGGTGGAGTTGGAACGCGAAACAACGTGCAATTCATGTTCAGTCCAACAAATGCTTTGAATCGTGGAACGGTCAACATTCCAATCAATGACCGCAGTTCGGAGATTTTTAAGCCGTCTGTTGAGCTTGCGCAAAATGATGTGACAAACAACCTTTGGGCGGTCGGAAACGCCGCAGCGGGCAATATATTGCTGTCTCACAAGGCTGTATCGGGTGGAGTATTGCTGCAAAGCGTGGACACGACACGAAGCGACATCACAACGCCACAATTCTTACTTGATTACACAGTAGGGTCATTACAGCGGTCCGGAATGACTGTTCGCACGTTGGCCCTGAAGACTGGACTCACACAGCAATTCTTTCTTGCATATGTTGGCAATTACTTTTATTTCAGAACTCCCGATCACATGGATTTGGATCTTGATAAAACTTGGTGGTATATCACGCAGCGCACCATCAACACTGAAGACAAAATCATTGAATTTGATTGTGTTGAGTACATAATGGACAACAACGGTGACGGAATACCGGATCGGGATCAATAATCATGCAAAAATACACTCGGCCAACAAAGCAATTTGACTTCATCGGAAAGGCGCTTTCAAAACTTGATCAAACACAGCGCGCCCTCACACGCCGCACCAATTACAAGGGAACGCCATTCACCGGTGGTGTTGGTGCCGGCGCTGACGGATCCACTCCCCCACAAGTTGCAAAAGAACTTACAATTGATTGGGACAAAAACGCTGAGGGATTTGAGCTGAAAGGTCCAACATTCATCACATTTACTACAGAGGGACAAGCATTGCTTCAATTCAAGGTGACTGATGATTTTCATTATGTGTGGTATTCAAACCAACGATATTATATTGATCACGTTGGCAAAATCGAAAGGGAATAATAATGCCGCGAATCTCAGGCCAAAGCGCAAGGATTCAAGATCCACGAACACGCAATCCGGCACTCAGGCGGCAGCTGCGCGCTCGTGTGTTTGCACAAACTGACGTTTGCGCAATATGTGGGTATGAAGTGGACAAAACATTGCCGCCCTACACTCCCCTTTCACCTGAGCTTGATGAAAAGATTCCAGTCAATCGCGGTGGTGATCCATATCAATTTGAGAATCTGCAACTGACTCACCGCAAGTGCAACCGGCAAAAGTCAGACAAAATGCCGTTGTCTTTAGTGAGTGTTCCAATTGAGAACATTCCGCATTCACAAGCATGGTGATCAACCTATACAACGCTTATGCAGACGTTGAAATTGTGATATGATTATTGCATAAATCGCAACACGCCGACAGGCGGTAAAAATGGAGGGAAACGTGGCGATAGAGCGGCCGGACAATGGGGCTGCCGGTCCTATTGAAACCGGTGAAAAGATCGCAACCGTGGGCGATGTTGTTAAGGCTAAAGAAAAAAAGCTTGCTGCGAAGCCTCGTATAAACAAGAAACAGGGGTCAACAAAGCCTCGTACAAATAGAAAGTCCACTTCAGCGGACACGAAAAAGAAACCGGCAGCAAAGAAACGTGCGCCGGCCAAACCAAAAACATTATTGCCACCGAAGCACCTGAAGACTCAAAGCGATTGGAAATCATATTTTGAAAGCGTTGTCATTGGCAAGCTTATTGAGTATATGGAAAAGAAGCCGGACAAAATCACTGTGACGATGGCCATTGTGCTGCGGGCCATTGCGAATCGAATCCTGAAGCTCACTGAAGCCTTTCCAACCAATTATAATGATTGGCTTGAATACTTCAGCACAATGACTCCGGAAGAGACTGAGGCCTTTGTGAGTGATCATTCTGGTGTGCTTGGCAATGAGGGCCGTGCTGCCGGCATGCGTTGGGTGGCCATTGCTGATAATCCAACCATGATCGACAAGATCGTGAACAGCCGGCTTGAGCAGCGAAAGACCGAGGAGCTTGGTGACATCATGGCCGCTTCAAAGTCTGGTGATCGTGTGCAGCTGTTTGAAGCGATCCGCGACAATATTGCTTATAAGATCTCGGAGAATGCCGGCGCTCGTGATATGACGGTCCTGATCAAGCAACTGAATGAAGTCACACTCACACTCGATGAACTATATCGTGCGCGTGGTGATAAAGGTGATGGCAATTCATCGGTCCGCAAGTTGCTTCTCAAGGCCCGAAAACGTGCGCAGCGGCCGAAATCAAGTCAGGCGGCACAAACAATTGATGACGCTGAAGACGATGATGATGAGGACGATCAATAATGAAAGGTGGAGTCAGCAAGCAAAAACCGGACGTTCGGCAGCGGCTTGATAAAGTTGTCCGCAAATCACTCGTTTATGAAGACGATGGCAAGTGGTATATCTCAACAGTCAACGGCGAACTGCGCATTGGGAAGCAAACGCCTCGCATTGATATTTATAATAATGGGCTGACCCTTGAAGCAAAAGAAGCTTTCAAATTGGTCAAGGATTACGGCAATCCCCTGTTCAAATGGCAGAAATCAACGCTCATGCGATGGTTGGCCGTTGATGGTGACGGGAAACTTGTCAACACATTGTGTGGGTTGGAAGTGCCGCGACAGAACGGAAAGTCTGAGTTGGTCACGGTCCGTATTCTTTATGGCATGATCGCTCGCGGTGAACACATTATTTTCACAGCTCAATCAGATGATACCGCTGAAGCAATCAAGAAACGTGTGTTGAATTTCTTCTATGAAACTGATGATCCTGAGATCCATGATTTGCTTATGCCTCGATGGAAAAAGAATCACCCTTTCAGTTTGAAGTCAATCGAACTGACAACCGGCGGCCGCTGCGTATTCACTACACGTCACCGCGTGTCGGGCCTTGGTACTACGAACGATGTGTTGATCAACGATGAGGCGCAGGAAATGACTGACGCACAGGCTGAAGCACTGTCACCAACAGTGTCAGCGTCCGCACTTGGAACGCCACAGGTGATCTATATTGGCACCCCACCGGATCCACTTGGAGTCGGATTCATATTCAAATCTATTCGTGAGAAAGCGATGGGGAAGCGTCATGATGTTTGTTGGCGTGAGTGGAGTGTTGAGAACTTGCACGATCCGAATGATGTGGAGGCGTGGTATGATTGCAACCCCTCACTCAACCTCACGATCCTTGAAGATACAGTCCGGAAGATCGACTTGGCCACACTGTCAGATGATTCATTCAACCGGCAAAGGTTGGGTTGGTGGTCGGGTACTGAGTCGAAGCGCGCCATCACTGACAATCAATGGCTCGAATGCACGAACACTGAACCGGTGTTCCCTACTGAACAACAACGCGTGTATGCTGTGAAGATTGCGCCTGATCGCGGTGAGATGACACTGACTGCCGCCGTGGAGTTGGGTGGTGAGCTGATACATGTGGAGGTCATTGATTCAAAGCCATTCGGTGATGGCCACAAGTGGGCCGTTGATTTCCTTTCGCAGCGATGGCGTGAGTCGAATGGGATCATCGTTGATGGTTGGTATGGTAAGCAGATCATTGAAGAGGATTTGCGCGCAGCAGGGGTGCCGGCAAAAAGAATTATTTCGTTGGCCATGAATCAAATCGCTGACGCTCATGTGTTCTTCTATGAGGGACTAGAACAACAGACCGTTTCACATTTTAATCAACCAATATTAAATATCAGCGTTGCCAATGCGAAGCGCCGCACCCTCGGCAAGCACGGTGGCTTCGGTTGGGAGTCGATGAGTGCTGAGGTATCATCGGCCCCACTCGATTCAGCAACGCTCGCATATTGGGGCGCAAAGACACTGCCGCATTTGCCACACGGCCACAAGAAACAACGAATGCGCATGTGATTAAATAAATTATTCAAGCATGGCATGCCTTATGTGCGGCCGCGGCTGCCGGCTGCCGGCGAAGAAACACATTATTTATTTTTAAAAATATTTGAAATAAAATATTTATTTTTTTTATTTTTTTGAAAAATAACAGGGGGGGAGGGTCCCTTTCTTTTTTGCTTGGAAGAATCGCCGTGTGAATGTGAATATTTTCGGCTGTCTTTTTGACCAGAGCTAAAAACCGTTATGGTATAATATAAGCAAAATAGGATTGAGGGTGAAATCAATGTATAGCGAAGCAGAATTGTTGGCCCTGAGCCAAAAACTACTCGGAATCATAGTCAGCAAGCGCGATCGTGTAAAAACGAAATATGCATATTATGAAGCCGAACAACGAATGCGCGATTTGGGCATTTCTATGCCGGCTCGATTGCTCGCACTTCAATCCGGACTTGGTTGGGCTTCAAAGGCCGTTGATGTTATGGCTGACCGCCTGAGCTTTGACGCATTTGAAAATGACCGCCTCGGAATCAATGATCTTTACGAGATCGCTGATGAGACTGAAGCGGTTGATCAAGCGAAGCATGACATGTTCATTGCCGGTTGTTCATTCATCGCCATCACTGACGATGATCAGATTTTTGAGAAACGATTCGTGCCTTTCTCTGCGTTGGAAGCCACTGGCGTTTTAAATGTAACGACTGGCCTTTTGCGGTACGGATTGACAATAACTCAATACAACCGTGATCAATCGCTTGCTGATAAATACTCAACAAACTCGATAAATTATGCAGAGGATTGGATCCTTTTTGCTGAGGGGTACACTGCTATATTTGAAAAGCGCCGATTGGTTCGTGTCGTTCCAAACAATACCGGCCGCAATTTGCTTTATTTACTTGCAAACCGTCCAACAACGAAAGAGCCGTTCGGCCGCAGCATTATTTCTCGTGAGGCCCGATTGCTTATTCAATCCGGACTCCGCACAATGAACCGCGCTGAAGTTGCCGGAGAATTCTATTCCGCACCTCAACGCTATTTATTGGGAGTCAGCGAAGATTTTGAAAAAGATGAAAGCATGGATCTCACACTCGGAAAGATTGCAGTTATTGAATCAGATGATGAGGGCAAGGCACCAACCGCCGGCCAATGGCAGCAACAGTCAATGACCCCTTATGCCGGTCAACTTCAAATGATTGCACAACAATTTTGTGCAAAGACTAGCTTGACGCTGCACTCTCTTGGATTCGACACGTCAAATCCAACAAGCGCCGAATCATACGAAGCACAAAACGAAGATCTCCGACTTGTTGTTGAAAAAACTGGCAAACACTTGGGCGTGGTCCTGAAAAAACTTGCGATCGGACTCCGACTTGCAAAATCAGACACATCACTCATCACACCGGAAATGCGCGCGATCGTTCCTCATTGGCACCCTGTTTTCAAGGTCGATATTGGGCCGGCCGGTGACGCATTCAACAAGGTGCTTCAAACGGTCCCAGAATTAAAGGGATCTGTTCGCATGTACTACATGTTGGGAATGAATGTTGCTGAAGCAACGAAGTATGCTGACGCGGCGAACAAAACAGACATCGCAAATGCGATGGGCGGTGGTGCCGGCGCATAAGCGTCATGGCACCTATGCTTTAAAAATGGTATTGTAAACACATGGATTATCTCCTCTCCCTCGGTTGGCAAGACTACGCATTGTGCGCCATTGCTTTCATCTTGGGCGTTGCAGTTGGTCGTCTCAGCAAAACAGAATTTTATCATGTATGGGTGAAAAGGAATGGCAAAAAAAACCACAAAAAATAAGCAGACAAAAGCCGAAGACGATCGCAAACAAGTAGTCGTTGACGGTTACGCGCGCGTTCTTCAAATGGTGGCGATCGTGGGGGTCGTCATTCTTGTGATTGCCGGACAAATCATTCCAAATGCTGACATTCCAATATGGGTGCCGGCCGGACTTCTCGGAGTTGCGATCGGATTGTCACCCGAACAGATTGGGAATATAATAAAGAATATGTTTACAGGAGTGAAGAAATGAAAAAGTTTTTGCGAACAATTCTCAGCCTCATTCGCGTCATTTTCAGCCGCGCCGTTCCGATCATAACTTTTGCCGTCATGTTTATCATCATAGCAACAGTAGTTGATCGGTATGCGATCCAAAAAGCGCCGGCCACTGATTTCGTGAACTATTATTCCTTTCAGGTGCCAAATGCGCGCACCGGCGAAGATGTGTTTTTCACCGTCTGCCGCACTCACAAAGAAAACTTCCACTATGACGGAGATCTTCAAGTCCTCGTTTATAACAGCACTGATCCATCTGAGAAACCGACAACAGTTTTCTCAAAAGATATTGGCGGAACGCTGCGCGATGGCGATTGTCAAAATAAAGTTCTTTTGGCCTCTGATTATAGCCATAAAACCGGCACTTATAAAATGTCATTTTGTATCACTTTCAATGTGAAATATGGTATTGAAAAAACGGCATGCAAAGAATCAAACATCTATAAGATTTATGCACAGCCATCAGACGTTCAGTCACAAATCGAATTCTATCAAAAGCAAATTGATGATCTGCAAAAGCAACTCAGTGATTCGGAATCTGCGGCCGTAAATAAAAGCTCAAGTCTCGACACATCAGATTCATCAACCGGTTCAAATGGTGCCACCGGATCAACAACGAACAACACAAGCACAGACAATTCCACCACCAACAATTCAACCGCAACTCCCCCACCGGCCCCAACGACTTGCACAATTGACGCATTGGGGATCATTAAATTGGGTTGCCGATAATGGCCACGGTTGATCAACAAGCTTATATTAAAGACTTAGTGCTGAAAAAGTTCGGCACTTTTTCTGATTTTAAAAAATGGCTCGCGACAACTGGCATTGTCCGCACGAACGGTCAAATTTTCGCTCAATCATTGAATCTTGTTGAGATCAGCAACAGGATCACGCCGGCGCAAGCAACCGCGATCATCGAAGCACTCACACCACTTGAAGATCTCAATTATAAAACATCATATGAACAGGATCAGATTGATGAAGTGTCTGCATTATTAAAAGAAATTGATGAGGAGGTGCAATCATGGACTTTTCCCGCTTAATTGCTGAACTTACTCCGAAGATCAACCGTCTCACCAATATTTTGAATGATCCGTCTGTCAGCCCCGAACTCAGAAAGAGTGTGCTGCAAAACGCATTGAATCAGGTGGGCCAATCAATTTATGGTAAATCATATGACATGACCGCATGGGACATGGAGATCGCTGAAACAATCGGTGCCGGCATGGATCCGAACATTGCACTCGGACTCGCTCGCAATCTCTCTGACAGTGTTGCGACAGGAAATAAAGTGAATGCAATTGATCAGGTGAACACATACGCGCAAAATGCGGCCGGTGTTGCGATGGCTGCCGCTTTTTCAACCGCCGGTCAGCTTGGAAAATATAGAACGCTGCGCGTGACGCTGCGCGGCCGTGGTGATTGTGATTGGTGCCGTGCAAGGGCTGCGCGTGGAACGATCGCGAATCCTACCAATCAAGATTTCAGCCGCCACGATCACTGCGATTGCTATATCGTTGTCAAAGGCTATATGTCGCGCAATGGACTTTTGGCAAACTACGCGGTCCGATCGTAAATCTTTTGCTGAAATGTTTTTGCTTGTGGTATGATTATATTGTCAATACGCCGACAGGCGGTAAAAACGGAGGGATCTGACAATGGGAAAATACTTTAAGAAAAATGATGATGGAACTGAAGTTGAGGTGGAAGCCTTTGAACAAGTTGAAGTTGATACGATTCTAAAGAATCGGCTCGATCGCGAAACTAAAAAATTCGCGGACGAAACAACCACCATCAAGACACAGCTCGAAGACGCAAACAAAAAAGTTTCTGACTTCAATACGGAGAAGAAAACTTTGGAGGAGCAGCTTCAGTCGAAAGACAAAGAAGTCACAGCCGCAAAGCTTGGCGCTGCGCGCGTTGAAATACGAACTGAGTTTGGTATTCCCAAGGACCTAGACAAATTCTTGATCGGTGATACTGAGGAAGATATTCGTGCAAATGCCGAAATCCTCAAGAAAAATGGTTCAGCCGGTGGAGTGATCATCAAGAAAAAAGATGATGGCGAAGCTGAAGAATCTGCATCAAAAGAGTTGGCCAAGGGACTGTTCGGATCTGCAAAAGACGAATAATAAGTCCAATTAAGTCAAAAGATTAGGAGAAAATCATGACTTTAAAAACCACTGACCTCAATCTTGGCAATTTCGTTGCAAAGGGTGTTTTCCAAAAAAACATTCAATCCGGAACGATTCCTCGCCTTGTTGATGAAGCCCCTGAAAAACTGCTCGTTGGTAAAACCGATGTGATCACCCTCACAGGTACACCAAAAGCCGAACTTGTCGGTGAGAGTGTAGAAAAAAGCCCAACCCCTCGTGGCACTGGCAAGGTTACTGTTCGCACATATAAAGTTCAATACACAGAACGCTTCAGCGATGAAGTCATGTTCCAAGACGAGGACGCACAACTCGGATTGATTGACGCATATGTTGCCGGACTTTTGAAAGCACTTAGCCGTGCAGTTGACCTCGTGGGTTACCACGGAATCAACCCTCTGACTGGTATTGTTTCCGGTCAGGCAACCAACTACGTTGACGCAGTTGTTGCAAGCGTGTATGACGCTGACGCAGGTGACGCACTTGACCTCGCAGTTGACGCATTATTCGCAAACAGCCAATCACCAAACGGAATCGCCATTGACCCTACCTACCTTTCACAGCTTCGTAAGCTGAAGAACGCGGACGGATCAAAGGTATATCCAAACATCGGATTCGGTGTTGAGCTTGGTGATCTTGACGGACTCCGTGCAGCAGTTTCAAACACTGTTTCTGGATCTGAAGAGATGACTGACGAAGCTGCGGTTGACCTTGCGATTGTCGGTGACTTCGCAAACGCGATCAAATATTCTGTCGTTAGGACTGTGCCTGTTGAACTGATTCAACACGGTGATCCAGACGGTCAGGGTGACTTGAAGCGACACAACGAAATCGCGCTTCGCGGTGAAGTTTACTTCGCTGTTGCGGTCCTTGACCCTGAAGCATTCGTTCGTATCACGAAGACTGAAGAATCAGCCTAGTCACGATCGGTAAATAAAAGAGCAGACGCGAAAGCGTCTGTTTCTTTTTATGGTATAATTGAAATCAAATAGGAGTGGCCATGTTGTATCGACATATCAAATCAGGTGAGACGCGAGAATTCGTGCAGGGAATGAAAATTGATCCGCTTTGGCGGCCAATTGCTGCGCAGCGTATCGCGAAAGGCACCATGTCTGTCGTTGAGGTCCACCCCGAAGATGTTCGCCGCATTGATGAGTCCACTGAAGAGGACTCCGGATCTGATTCGGCCCTCTCAACCGGCGTAGCTGCGGAAAATAAATTGCGCGGTAAACTCAAGAAAAAGGACTCAAAATAATGGCTGACACTGAAACTCCGTCAACAGCATATGCAACGATTGAAGATCTTGGCAAATTTTGGCGGCCACTTGCTGAGGGTGATGAAACCACTCGTGCTGAATACTTGCTTGATCTAGCAAGTGACACGCTGCGTCAGATTGCCTTGAATAAGAATAAGAATCTTGATCAAATGCGAGACTCCGGCAAAATCATGGCAAGCACATTGAAGTTGATCGTCATGGAATCAGTGAAGCGCGCCATGCTCACACCTCAAAATCAACCACCTGTGAATCAGATGTCGCAAACAGCCGGTCCATATGCGGAATCATTTATTTTCGCGAATCCGGCCGGTGATCTTTGGTTCAAAGATAAAGAGTTGAAAATGCTGAAACTGACATCACAGGGATTCGGATCAGTTACAACAAGCCGCACGAATATTTATAATTATGAAGAGGAGTCACTATAATGACAAAGCGCCGATCAGTTGTTGCCGGTTGGGATCCAACCTTTGTAAACCCGAATGCCACAACAGGCCGTCCAAAGGGTGTTCAAACCGTCTCGGACATGCGTGTTTCAACAACAATTGATATTGTTGGTGAGGGTATTTTTGCGCAAAAAGGTATTCCAACGATCACCGGCGGTCCTACAAATACCGTCACAATCACGCCCTTTATGGCCGCAATCATCTCAAGCGCCGGTGGCTATTACACACCTAGCGTCTCCGCAAACGAAACACTCGCGATCACTATGGCGAATGTTGGTGCCGTCAAGATCTATATTCAACAACAAGATTATGAAACAAATAATGCGAATGTTGATTCAGCTGTGGTCCTTGGAGTCGTTTATGGCGCAACTGCTATTCCGGCCGGATCATTATTGCTTTGGACAACGACCATCTCAAGCCAAACATCAACGTCAGGACTGACATTCACACCCGCGTTCAAGTACACAGGCGCAGCAAGCGGCTTCACGCGCGTTCCAACGTATGCAGACCTTGCGAATGTCTCAGTCATTGCAACCGGTGTCCGCGCGCTCGTTACAAGCGGCGCACAGGCCGGTGAATACTTTTATGGTACAGACGCAGCATGGCACGTCACCACTTTTGCCAATACGAAGCTCGACGCGGCCCTTGCAGCATATTTCAACGCTTCAGGCGTTATGTTGCCGACAGTGGTTAAGTCGTCAAATATAGATTTCGCGACAGGCATTTGGTGGAAAGAAATTGGGCGTAGTACGTTGAGTGTGGCCGGAAATGTTTTGGCAGTGTCGGGAGGTACCTTTCCAAAATATCTTAGGGTTATTATTATCAATCAAGCTTCAGGCGGTACTATAAATAGTTTCCTCCGATTCAATAGTGATTCCGGTGCGAATTATTCAGATCGCCGCATTGAAGATTTCGTTAATAACACAGAACAATCCGTGACAATGATTCTTATGCCCGGCCAAACAACCACAGATGATAATTATATTGTTGTAGATATTGTCAATGTTTTAAATAGGGAAAAGCAAGTGATGATGAATGGCGCGCGCTTTCCTGTGGGTGCTGCCAACATTCCGCGAGGTACTGTTGTTGGTTGGGGTAAGTGGGCGAATACCATTTCACTTATTAACAGGATTGATGTCATCAATACTGGTGCCGGCCTTTATGCCGCGGGATCTGAAATCATCGTTCTTGGTCATGATTGATTAGTGTATGAACGTCGCAAGGTATAGATTTTACGACGTTC